GGCTGAGGGGATTCTCCATCAGCACATACCGACACTCGTCGTAGATGTGATCCTCCTGGTCGGTGTCAATGTCCTCCACGTTGCTCTCGCTGTATACCAGGTTCGGGATGGTGCGGATAAAGTGCTTGCAGGTGTTGAACACCTGCAGCATGGGCCGCCCATCCGCCTGGAACGCCAGCCGGTAGTGGAACTGCATCTTGCCCGCCAGCCGGGTGTGGTCGCCGGGAGCCCAGTGCAGAAAGTTCGGGCTCTTTTCCTGCATGGCAGCAATGCTCTCGCCCTGGCTCTCGTTAAAGATGGCCGGATCGGCCACGCCCAGAATGGTGCGGCCCCGGAGCATGGGGTCGTTTTCTTCTGCTTCCCGGATCATCCTTGCCTGCTTCACAGGGTCAGCTTTGATGCCCTCATTGGGGGTCCCGGTGCAGCCGTACAGCTCCCGGATGCGGTAAAGCCTGCCCTCTTCGTCCGCCGCATACCACCCCACGGAAAAGGGCTTCGAGTAGCCGAAATCGTACCCCCGCCAGATCTTCCAGTGTCCCGGGATGCGGAACGGGCGGATCACATGTGTCCACCGCTGGTCGTCGTAGTGGGCCGGGTCGTTCTTCCACTCGGTGAACACCTGCCCGGTAAAGCTGTCCCAGTCGCCGTAGAGCAGGGCTTTCTTCTCCGCTTCCGGCAGCGCAGCCAGCGTGCCCAGGTAGCCCGGGTCATTTTCCAGCAGGGCCGCGTTGTCAAACACAGTGCTGGGGATAAAGATCCGGGTCCGCCGCTGCACGATTTCCCGTCCGTCCGGAGCCCTGGCCTTTACCATCTGTACCATCCGGGTGCCGGGCGGGGCCGGGCTGACGAACCTTGCCTTCACCCATCCGTGGCCGATGCCGCCGGGGTTGGCCGTGGCCCGGGTGTAGACCCGGGTATCGGGGCCGTTGGGTCGGTTTCGGCTCAGCAGGTAGCTGTACTCTTCCCAAGTGAAATGGGTCAGCTCGTCAAAGCCGATAAAGTCGTATGCCTGGCCCTGATAGTTGTACTTGTCCTGGGCGTGGTTCAGGCTGCCAAAATAGATCTTTGCCCCGCTGGGGAAGGTCCAGCAGTGTGTGCTGCTGTTGTACCGGGCTTTTGGGAATACTGGCTTGTAATACCGCATGGTCTTGTCAATGAGTTCCCGCAGCTGGGGAAACGTCTTTCGGATGATGAGCCCCCGGTAGTGTGGGATCTCCACCTGCCGCAGGGCCTCGATCACCAGCGCGTCGCTCTTTCCGCCGCCTGCGGCCCCGCCATACAGCACTTCGTTCTCGGTGCGCTGCATGAACCGCGCCTGGGCAGGTTGCGGCGACCAGATCACCGGTCTGCCGTCACGCATCCTCTGTGCCGCCATCCACTTCCACCTCCTGCTGGCCGTCCGTCTCACTGGCTGCCACGATCTCCACCATCGGCGGGCCGCTCTCGCTGTCGGTGTTCTCCGCCGGGGCCATGGCAGCAGCCTTTTCTGCCACTTCCATCAGCACCTTGGCCACACCGGCCGCGTTCTTGTCGCTCATCACCCGGCCCTCGTACCGTTCCAGCTCGGCATTTAACAGGTTTCGCTCGTCCTCGTAGAGCCGCAAGTTCCGGGTTCCGGCCCTTCCATACACCACAAGCCCGGTCTCGGTGGCATCGGCCAGTTCCTCCGGGTCGTCCTTCAGCAGAGTGCCCACGGCAAAGTCCCGGGCCCGGGTGTCCTCGTCCAAACGCCGGTGCAGCCTCTCCGTGATCTGCGCCGCCCGCTGGCTCTCAGCGGCCCTGCCCTGCAAAAAGGTCACCTGTGCCCGCACCCCCAGGCTTGCCCGGATGGCGATCTCCCGCGCGGCTTCCTGCCGGGCCTTTGCAAAGGCATCACTGCGGCCTGCCTCCTCGCTCATCCAGCTGCGGATGGTGCTCTCCGGCACGCCGTACTTCTTCGCCACAGCGCAGACGGAGTTGGAGCCCAGCATGGCCATCACCACCTCGGCCCGGAACGCCGCCGGGTATTTCTTTCCCCGCTGTTTCCCCTTCACGGTATTCTTGCAGTACGCCCGCTTTTTCGCCAACTCTCTCACCTGCCTTTGCAAATAGCCTATCACGTCTCGCCCGCTCAAAATACCCCGGACATTTGCCCGCCGGGCAGCAGCCCTGCATCCGCTGCACACACTGCCACGGTGCTCAGGGCTTCCAGCTCTTTGGTGTAGTAGGTCGTCCGCCCCACATACAGCCGGGCGATCACCTTTTCCTCGGGCAGACCTTGCAGGTAGCGCAGCCGCAGCAGCTGGGCGCATACCGGGTCATTGCGGTCGTACCAGGCCAGCACCGCCCCGATCACCTGAGCCCAGGCAGCACAAACAGACCCCTCGCCATATCGGCGCAGAGCCTGCCGGGTCGCTTTCTTCTGCTCTTTTGTCACCGCTCCACCTTCTTTTCGCATGGGTATAACGCGCAAAATACCGGTGTTTTATCTGTCAGGTGCGAAGAATCGCAGCCTCCCTCCGACGCAGGATCACATAGCATTGTGGTTCCAGCCGTTCCCAGCCGGTTCCTTCCCGCTTCGGGCTCTCATGCAGCCCGCCGGGCTCCAGCACGATGCACTTTTCCATCTTCCAGCCGGGAAACCGCTGCTCCCACCACTTGGCATCGTTCTGCTTTTCCCCGCAGGCGGCCCGCAGCTGTTTCCGGCTCCATCTCCCATCGTTGGGGGCCTGCTCAATGGCCGGGCGCAGGTTGGCCGTTTCCACCCACAGCCGCTCCTTGTGGCCGTAGAGGTAGCCCACCGTGCCGTATTCGCCCTGCCCACTCTTGCCCAGCAGCTTTTTCATGTCGATCCGATCCACGTTCATGGTTCCCAGCGGCTCAAACTCGTTGGAGCCGGGGATACGCCGCCGCCACAGATCCTCCAGCATCTCCCGCCACTCCCGTCGCCGGGCCGCAGTCAGGCCCGGGCATTCCGCAAAACCGTGCATGTGCAGCCGTCCTGCTTCTCCCTTGCGCACCGCCACCAGCATCAGGCGGATGTCCTCCCGCCTTGCCCCGAACCGCTTGCAGGTGGCCGCCATCACCCGCCGCTTGTAGTTCTCCACGTCTCTCCGGCAGGCCAGAATATCCTCCGGCAGAAATGGATCCTCGTATGTACCGGTCAGGAACATTCCCGCCGGACTGAAATTGGTCAGCGCCTTTCTCTGGCGCTTGCGCAGGGAATCCATTTTGTTCTTCGCCTTCTGCCCCTCGCTGGATTCCTTCCGCTTCTTGCCCCGGCCCCGGTGTTCCTGGGGGATGATGGAGAACACTCCGACTGCCATGTAGTCATCCCCGCACTGGTATTTTTTCTCTCGGATGTAGTTACAGCGCATCCCGGTGCCCTCCTGCTGGCTTTCACTTTCTGCTGATATTCTCTTTCCCGTGACCCCACCGTCACAGAAATAACGGGTATACTAGCTCCCCAAAGAGGGCCCTTCCCCCTCTTTCTTTATAAAGGTATTATGAAACGTAACGGATACGGTGGACGTGTTAGGTTCATCGTATCCGTTGCTCTTCATAATAGATTCATGTGTTTAAGGCGTTGCGGGCTTTCCTTTTTCCGCCCAGTATCCGTAGGTCAGTTCCGGCTTTCCAATTTTCCGGGCCTTCTCGTTGTAGATCATCAGATCGTGCACGTCGTAGGCCAGGGCGCTGGGGTCGATCACGCCGCCAATTGGCTTGCGCTTCACCTTTGCTGGCTGATCCGGCAGCTTCATGGGGTGCCGGATCCGTTTCTGGCACAGCTCCATCTCCATCCGCGTAACGCCGCCGGGCTTGTACACGCCGCCCCGCTTGCGGTAGCACTCGTGCACTGTGCCCTCGCTGCCAAACAATCCCTTGTCCTTCAGCTCTGCCGCCGTGCCCTTGCCCAGCAGGGTGCCGTCCGCACCGTAGCAGCTGTACACCCGCACTATCCGGGTCTCGGCCCGCTCGTCCGCGCTCAGGCCCTCTGCCCGGGCCCTCTCCACCCGGTCGTCCTTGGTGCTCTTCCGCTCCATCTTCCACCGGTAGCTCTTCGGGCTGGGGTTCTTGCACTTTTCCAGATTATTCCAAACGCTGCTCAGCTTGTTCACATCGGGAAAATATCCCTGCTCCACCAGCTCCACGCTGGTGCCCTTGGCCACCACCTCGCCGGTTTCCCAGTCCATCAGGGTGTATACCCATCTGCATCCGCTCTGCATCTCAGATTCTCCTTCTACTAAGTACGGTGCTCATTTCAGGGGAGCTGTGCACCGATGAAGTTACCGCTTCCACACGCCGCTGCACCTCGGCTTCCGAAAGCGGCAGCACACAAGGCACCCGTTTGCGGCTCACTTCCCGCTGTACCGCCTGCACTTGCAGCTGACGTATCGTCTCCGCCGTTTCCCTCCGCTGTTTTTCCAATACAGCCTCGTCCGGCACATCCAGCACTTCTACCTCGGTCTTGTAAGCGTCCCGGGCGCAGCGGCACAGCATTTCCATGGCCACATCCACGCCGTCGGTTTCCACCCACTCGTTCAGCTGGCCAAAATTCGCAATTGTTTCCTGCCGCAGTTTTTCCAGCCGCCGGGGGCCAAAGCCCAGCACTTGGGCGCAGGCGGTAGCATAACCCCGCCATTCCAGCGTGGCCGCCCTGTCAATGGCCATCTTCAGCTGAACTTCCCGCCGCTTCCGGGGCACACCTTTTATCACCGGGACACGAAATACGCTCACCACACCCTCTGGCAGCAACCCCACCAGCCATTTTTCGGCCTCGTTCAGCTGGGCCTTCTGATTCTTTGCAGGTATGGCCATCCGCCGCATCAGCTCCCCATTGATTTCATCCTTCCGCTGGGTCACCTTGTCCAGCCGGTCTTTGCCTACGCCGAACACATCATGCAGCGCAATGGTCATGCAGGCATGGGTGAAGTCAATCGCATTCTGCTGTGCCAGCTCGATCTGGTTCTCCAGTGCCATCTTTCTTGCATCGTTTTTCATAGTTTCTCCGTTCTTCATATTCCCCGCACGCCCGGTTCCGGCCTGCACAGGTCAGGCACCGGCTCCGGGTGATCTCAAATACATGTACACACTGGGTCTTATCCATCAGGGTTCCCCGGTCTCGGCCATCATGGCGGTCAGGTCGCCCAGCATCCCGCTCACCGTGCGGGAAAGAACGTTGATTGCATCCTCCTGCAGGTCGCCGGGCAGGGCACGCACGGCAAAGCCCGCGTTCACCATCTCGTCCTTCAACCGGGTGTTGATCCGGCTCACCTCCGCCCAGAGCTTTGCCTCGTCCGGGGTCATCTTCCGCCGCCCGGGCCGCACAACGCCCTTGATCATGGCCGTCAGCTCGTGGAACTCCTCGTCGGTCAGGCTCCTGTCGTTCCCGGCCTCGGCAATGGCCCGCGCCCGGTCACTCGGTGTCCCGGTAATCAA